AGATTTAACCGACACACTTCAAGGAACTGGTCTGTTAGCAACACCAGTCGCATACAGAGGGTAAAATGAAACTCATCGCCGAATTAAACGAAGAAACTAATTATATTACTGAAAGATCAGAAGACGGTAATAAACATCATTATATTACTGGTCGCTTCATGACTGCTGAAGAAAAAAATAAAAACGGAAGACTTTATAAAAAAGATATTTTAGAGAATGAAGTTTCTAGATATCTTAGAGAAGTTGTTAATGCTAAAAGAGCTTTCGGCGAATTAAATCATCCTTCCGGTCCGACAATTAATTTAGATCGTGTTTCTCACATTATCACAGAATTAAAGTGGGATGGTAATTTTGTTAATGGTAAAGCTAAAATTACTTCTACACCTATGGGAGAAATTGCTAGAGGGCTTCTAGAATCAGGCGGTCAATTAGGAGCTTCTACACGTGGTATGGGTTCTTTAAAAGAGCAGAATGGCGTTATGGTCGTTCAGAGCGATTTTAAATTATCAACTGTGGATATTGTTTCCGACCCAAGCGGTCCAGGCTGTTTCGTAAATGGTATCATGGAAAATGTTGAATGGGTCTACGATCCAGTCAAGAACACTTGGCATGAAGAAAAACTTCATGAAATGAAAAAACATATGCATACTCTTTCAAAAACAAAGTTAGAAGAACAGAAACTCGCTATGTTTGAAGAGTATTTAACATCCCTAACTCTAAAGTAAGAATTATTATAAATAATTTAAATTTCTATTATAGGAGATTATTTTAATGGCTAATAAAGAAGAACATGATCTCGAAGACGTTGCTAACCTAGACGAAACAAAATACGAGTCTGGTGGAAAGCACGAAGAAGAGGAAGAAGAGGAAGAGGAATCTTCTAAGAAAAAGAAAATGAAGAAGAAATGCGAAGAAGAAGTTTCCGAAGAAACTCTTGCCGCATCTTCACTTCATCCAGCTGCTCGTCATTCAGATCCAATGTCAAAATTAGGCGCTATGCATGGAGTTATGAATGTAATGGCTGGAATGGGTAAGTCAGATCTTATCAATTTCTTTAATCAGGTTCAGTCGCAATTTGGTCCAGGTAAAGATTGGGGCGTTGGCGATAAGTCTGGTCATAACCAGTCATCTATCGATATGAAGCCATCTGATGCTACTGGAAAGTCAGCACCAAAAACTCGTGACGCTATGCCAAAATTAAATGTCAAAGAAGACATTGAAGAAATGTTTAATGGGCAGGATCTTTCGGAAGAATTTAAAGATAACATTGCTACTTTATTCGAAGCAGCAGTTTCCGCTAAATTGATTTCTGAACAAGCTCGCATTGAAGAAGAATATGAGACACGATTAAATGAAGAACTTGCTACCTTCAACGAAGAACTAACATCAAAGCTCGACACATATCTCGATTATGTTGTTGAGAATTGGATGAAGGAGAATGAAGTAGCTATTGAATCAACCCTACGCAATGAGCTCGCAGAAGAGTTCATGGAAGGATTGAAGAACCTATTCGCTGAGCATTATATCAATGTTCCAGAAGAAAAGGTTGATGTACTAGAAGCAATGGCTGATAAAGTTGCTGCTCTAGAATCAAAACTTGATGAAGCAATTTCAGAAAACGTAGAGTTAAAAACTTCTCTTGTCGAAACACACAGACAAGATATTGTTGAAAATCTTTCTGCTGACTTAGCATTGACACAGCAGGAAAAATTCAATGCTCTAGTTGAAGGAATTGAATTCGATGGTGATCTTGACGTTTATGCTAGAAAGCTAATGATCGTTAAAGAAAACTATTTCAAGAGTGAAACAGCTTCACATTCTTCAAACATCGAAGAAGAAACATTTGAAGGCGAAGTAGCTGTAACTAAAAACATCGACCCAACAGTTGGTCGTTATTTAGACGCTATTTCCAGAACAGTTAAAAAGTAATTTAATATAAATAAAAAAGATATTTATTTCTTAGAAAGGAAAACAAATGTATCTAGCTGAGGAAATTCAAAATAAGTGGGCTCCTGTCCTCGATCATGATGCTCTCGGAACCATCAAGGATCAACACAGACGCTCAGTTACAGCAGTTATGCTCGAGAACACAGAGAAGGCTCTCCGCGAGTCAGCCGCTCATGGTGATTATCAGACACTAACAGAAACAAGTTCACTTGTTCCTGCAAACTTAATGGGCGCTTCATCGTCGACTCAGGGAACAGGCGGCATCGATACTTTCGATCCAGTTCTTATCTCTTTAGTTCGTCGTGCAATGCCAAACCTCATTGCTTATGACATCTGCGGCGTTCAGCCAATGACTGGCCCAACTGGCCTCATCTTCGCAATGCGTTCACGTTATGCTAATACAACTAGCTTTAACAACGCTGGCGCAGAAACATTCTACAACGAAGTTAATACTGCTTTCTCGTCTGTTACTTCAGGCGCTAATACTTTCGGTAATAAGTTCGTTGGTACAATTCCAGGTGCTACAAATACAACACCATTAACAGCTGTTAACACATATAACACTGGTGCTGGTATGTCAACTGCTCAGGCAGAAGCATTAGGAACTGATTCAAATACAGCTTTCCCACAGATGGCTTTCTCGATTGAGAAGGTTACTGTTACAGCTAACACACGTGCTCTAAAAGCAGAGTACACCATGGAACTCGCTCAGGATCTTAAGGCAATTCACGGTCTTGATGCTGAGACAGAGCTCGCCAATATCCTTTCAGCTGAGATTCTTGCTGAGATCAATCGTGAGGTTGTTCGCACAATCAATATCACTGCTGAAGCTGGCGCTCAGGAGAATACAACTACAGCTGGCGTATTCGATCTTGATACAGATTCAAACGGACGTTGGTCGGTTGAGAAGTTCAAGGGACTTATGTTCCAGTTAGAGCGTGAAGCTAACCAAATCGCTAAGCAGACCCGTAGAGGAAAAGGTAACATCGTTATCTGTTCTTCAGACGTTGCTTCTGCTCTTCAGATGGCTGGTGTTCTTGATTACGCTCCTGCTCTTAACTCAAACAATCTTCAGGTTGACGATACAGGAAATACCTTCGCTGGTGTTCTCAATGGTCGCTTAAAGGTTTATATCGATCCATACGCTCTCGGTGGTAACTATCTCACCGTTGGTTATAAGGGTTCGTCTGCTTTTGATGCTGGTCTCTTCTACTGCCCATACGTTCCACTTCAGATGGTTCGTGCAGTTGATCAGAGCTCTTTCCAGCCTAAGATCGGCTTTAAGACTCGTTACGGCATGGTTGCAAATCCATTCGCTGAAGGTCTTAGCCAGGGTCTTGGTCGTGCTAACACAATCAGCACCAACAAGTATTATCGTAGAGTTATTGTTAGTAACCTTATGTAAGATACGCTAAGTAAGTCCCACAAACAAGGGGACGAGAAACTTGGGGCGGCTTCGGTCGCCCCTTTTTTCATATATAAATAGGTAAAAGGAGTTAATATGTCATCCGACCAAATAAATAGTATGTTTGCTTTTGTTGGTTGTTTTTTCATATTGATGAATATCAAAAAACTTTATGAAGATAAATTGATGAAAGGGATGCAATGGTATAGTCCTTTGTTTTTTTATTGCGGTCAAGCCTGGGGCGCATATTTTCTTTATACTTTACACCAATGGTGGTCTTTTACATCAGCTATTGTATTTTTATGTTGTCAATTAACTTGGTATTCTATGATGGTTTACTACAATTACTTTAGGAAATAAATATGACAGCTATAGATAATACACCTTCTAATAGAAACTTTCTTTCTCCACTTAATTTTAAGTTTCAGATTAAGAAAGCTCCACATGTTAATTTCTTCATTCAAAAAGTAAATATACCTTCTATCAATTTATCACCAGCAGTAACACCAAACCCATTTGTTAATATACCATTACCAGGAGAACATTTGAATTATGGTGAATTAGAAATAACTTTTAAAGTGGATGAAGATTTACAAAATTATCTCGAGATACACAACTGGTTAACTGCTTTGGGTAAGCCAGAAGAATTTGATCAATACAAAAACATTGCAGATAAAAAAGAATGGACTGGCGAAGGCATATATTCAGACATTTCTGTTATTGTATTGTCTAGCACTAAATCGGCTAATTATGATATAGTTTATGTTGATGGTTATCCTGTTTCTTTATCTGGCTTAGAATTTAATACTGTCGATAACGACGTAAACTACATCACAGCTATTGCTTCTTTTAAATATACGTATTATAATATCAATAAAATTTAATTATTTTAACCTGTGAGATTGTTATGAATGTAGATGAAATCCTAGAACATTGGCAAACAGACACGAAAATTGATAAAACAGAGCTCGGCGAAGAAGCTCTTAACATTCCTAAACTCCATCATAAATACTATCAGATATTTGTTAAAGAGAAAATGATTCTCCGCAAACATGAAGCTGATATGAGACAACTAAAACTGGATAAGTATGAGTTTTTGACTCAAGGACCAAACGAAGAAACTAAAAATAAAGGTTGGAAGTTACCACCAAAAGGTATGGTTCTTAAAGGCGACATTCCAATGTATCTTGAAGCAGATCAAGATATAATTAATCTATCTCTTAAGATCGGTTATCAACAAGAAAAAATAGAATTATTAGATTCTATAATTAAAAGTATTATGAATAGAAATTTCATAATAAAAAATGCGATTGATTGGCAGAAGTTTACCATGGGTGCCTGATGGATATAATACAAATCGAAAAGTTCGATGAAGTTTACATAAAAATAAAAGCAGAACCAAGCGTTATGATGGAAATGAGTGAGTATTTTACATTCATGGTTCCTGGCGCTAAGTTTATGCCTGCTTACCGTTCTAAGTTTTGGGATGGTAAAATTAGACTTCTTAATGTTATGACCGGACTTTTGTATGCTGGATTAACAAAATACGTTGAAGAATTCTGCAAATCTAGAGAATATGAACTAGAGTATATATCAGATTTCTCCTCAGAAAATTTTTCTGTTAAAGAAGCTAAAGAGTTTATTGAAAAATTAAAACCTACAATGCAACCAAGAGATTATCAATTGGATGCGTTTGTTCATGCTGTTAGAGAAAGAAGAGCTTTATTACTTTCTCCTACAGCCTCTGGTAAATCTTTTATCATTTATTTACTTGTGAGGTATTATGCGAAACGCACTCTTATTATTGTACCAACTACTTCTCTTGTTAGTCAGCTTGCCAGTGATTTTGCTGATTATGGTTTTGATTCCGATAAGTTTGTTCATCGTGTGTTCGCTGGACAGGATAAGGGAACAACAAAACCAATCACCATTACCACTTGGCAGAGTATATACAAACTACCTAAAGAATTCTTTAGTTCGTTTGATGTTGTCATCGGAGACGAAGCTCATCTCTTCAAAGCAAAATCTCTTACTTCTATACTTACTAAGCTATCCGGATGCCGCTA